TTCCATTATGCCGAATGACATCACCAACAACAAAACCATGGTCNATTNTGAGTNATNGTTGGAANTTCTACTACTGGCAGTGGATGATATCCTTTTTCTTCTAATTCGTTTGTTCCATAATAATGATTTGCTCCGGGAGCCTCTTCATCATTAACCAACGTAATTGGGTCTAATACAGTACCAGTACCAGTAACAGACATATCCGTTACCAATACATCCCCTTGTGGTGTTATTTCAACTTTCAAACCACGTTCCGTTCCATATCCAATCAATACTTTTGGAACACCTTCCTCTGTTGGAGGTGTTGTGGTGTATTTTCCTGCAACGGTTGTGGATAAGTAATAATACAAACCATCGGCAACTGCTACCACATTTTCAGGAACCTGTATGTAAGCATCACTCTTATACCGGAAAAAGTTATCAGTTATTATTTCAGAAACAACACCTATTACCCTTGCCATTTCAGGATACTCAGGGTCTGCTATTGCTTTGAAATAAATTGTATCCTCATTTTCGTCAATGTATGAACCGATAGCATTACCAACTTCAAATCCGTGATTTTCCTGAAATATTCCTAATGGAGGGTCTGGTGTTCCCTCATATACTGTTGCACTTTTTAAAGTTAATTCCTCTGCATCATCATATTCATCTATAATTGTTACATCTGTTATTAACTCAACCAAATCAACTTGCAATTCACCTGTACGGTAATTCTTTTCAAATGAGGCAATGGCATAAGGAATACCCTCAATAACAAGAATATTGTTTTCACGTATTGTGTGGTTTCTGTCAATTATTGTACACCGTAAATAATTCTTGTATTTACTTCTGTTCAAAAGTACTGTTCTGGCGTACAGGTCAAGTATTCGCATATCAGTAGTACCACCATACGCAGTCCATTTTTTTGAAAATACTGCTGCCTGAACCGTTCCGCCTACCAATAAAGCACCCAACATTGAGGGAAGTAAGGAACTCCCCTCACCCGGCTCATATAGCACATCACCAAAGTAAAATTCTTCCCTTAAATCTTCATACCCTTTTGTATTCTTTTGTATGTACTCAATTTCAGTATCATCTGAACCTTGTTCCGGTATATACTCCATAACAGCCCGATTAGGGGCATATAGTAATTGCACTTTGTCACGAATGTAAAAGGATAAACCCGTCCAATCATACGCCTCTGGATACTCCATTACAAACGAAATACGGATATAATATGTACCAGATTCAACAATACGAAATGATTCTGCAAATGGACTTTCATAAGTAACTTCTGCACCCCAAGCAAGGATAGTTGTGTATGGTGCTGCCCATTGGCCGGAAGGTCGCAAAACCTCAATCTTTAACTGCATTATTGGCAAATCACCAGTATGGGTTATATTGAATAACCTGTAATTGAATTTTACACCTATGTAATCATTGCTGGTTGTTCTGGTTACGGTTACACCTTGCGTGTGTTGTATATAATTTTGGTAATCTGGATATGTTTCTGAGTTTATTACACTTAAATACAATGTATTTGTGTTTACATCATAATTAAATGTCTGGAAAGTGATATTCCACCCCAAATACCAGTTGGCCGGATCAACACCAGAAACATCACCACCGATGTTTTTAGCCTTAAATACCATAATAGTCGAAGCATAGGGGTGTATTTTCTGTTGTTCAATATACTCCCTAAACTTGTAAGCAGTAATATCCTTTACATTATTTGTGGCTGTTCTGGATGTTTGAAGTAAGGACGCCCAAGTTATTACATATTCAAAGCTGTCCCCTTCATAGTAGTTTACAATGTAGTACTCACCATTTTTCTGGAATAATTTAACATTGAAGTTCTTTAATACAGCCTCCATTACTTCCCAGCAATACATTACCGTTTCATACGGATTTTCTTCATCATAGAAACGTTTGGCATCAACGTAAGTATGAAGTAAAGCACACCATGTAGGCTGATTTAAAGTGGATTCATAAGTGTTTAAGTGTACCCTGAAATTAGCCGGTATTTCTAAATGTTCAAGAGCATACTTTACTATTTGCAGGATAGAGTGTCTTCCACTGATTATTCTTCCAAAATTGTTAAAATCCCCAAACTTAATTGATTTCAAATCAGCTAATCCATCTGTGGCTGATAATTGTACTTCAATGTTAGGTGGGTTCTTTTCATACCTTTTGTACAGGTTTTCAGGTTTTAAATAACCCTGAAATTCAAGTTGGCTGTTTACATAGTATTTAACGATGAAATCCTTATACTGTGTTTGCATCAAATCTTCGAAAACACCAACATCAGCACGTGGTAATACGAATGAAAACGTAAGTTCTTTTCCTTGAATAATATCCTGATCCCATTCATTTTTAGAAACACCGGAACGGCGAAGTGTAACAGGATCACTACCGCTATACTTCACCTCATACGAAGTAGTGTATCCTACTTTGTAAATATCAATATAATGATGGTGTTCATGTATATCGACATATTCATGATATATTCTATCGTATGCCATTAATATGAGTTTTGGTATATTCTTTCCATTTCTTTAACGATGTAATAAATATCCTTACCTTTCGTTTTGCCCTCTACCGTAACTTTTACTTCTACCGGCTGTCTTTCAAATTCCGGTAATTTATGAGGTGGTACGACCATTTCACCAGAAGTAAGCATTGCGGGGTAACTGTCATTAGGATACCCGGCAGGGACAATACCCCCCTGTGCCATTTTTGCTTTTTTCCTCGCACTTGAAATCATAGCAATTGCACCCATTACAGCAGCTACACCTAAAGCCAATGCAATCAAATTGCCCGGAAATGGGACTTTTGCTGCACCAGAAGCAGTTGAAGCAACGGCCTCTGCTGCATTTGAAGCCGCATTTTGTTCACTTGCCATAGATTCCGCTTTTTTAGCTGCTATCTGTGCTGCCGTAAGAACAATATTCTTTTCAGATGTTTTATTCAATATTTTGTCAGCAGCGGCTTTTCCCATTGCCGCTAATGTTTGGGCTTGGGTAACATCAGTATCCGTTTCTTTAGCACCTGTTGAAAGCAACTGCAAAAATAATTGTTTCAATAAAGCCCCTGCTATTTCTTTAAGTACAGAAATAGCAATATCCCCCACTACTTCAAAGGCTTTACCCATATCTTCCAATGAACTTATAATTGCAATAGTTGAATCTGCCAACCCATTAGCTACTGAATTTGTTAAGTTCATTTCAAATTGCAATTTTTTGTATTCTTTTGCAATCGCTTCAACTTTAGTTCTCCATTCTTCCCATTGTTCGATAGTTAAACCAAGTTCAGTAAAATTAGCATTTGTTACCCCTCGTAAAACATTTCCTAATACACGTATTTTTTCAGAATTGGTTTCAAAAGTTTTTCCTAATAATTGTGATTTTAGATTTACTTCGGCTATGTCCCTGTCCATTTCATTAAAAATTTCAGAAACTTCCATCTTAGCCCAACCTTTTTGTAAAGTCTGCAATCGCTCAATACCTTCTATATCAAATGCTGATTTATTTTTGTTTAATTCTTTTATAATTTCACGCAATGTTTCAGCTTCAATGGTAACTTTTCCTATACCCATTGCTGCCTGTTGTGTTTGTATTTCCCAAGCACGTAAAATATTTTCACCAGTTGTTAACGTGTTAACTAAATCAGCAAATGCTTGTTGGTTTTCAGCTATTTTATCTTGACCATGTTGCCAAGTATCTATAAAATCAGCAGTAGTAGTGTCAAGTTCTTTTAAAATAAGAACCATTCCTTCCAACATACGAAAATCAACTAATACTTTAGGATCAACACCTTTTTGGCTAAGTATTTTTTCTAATGTTACACCGGAAAGAATATCTTCCATTGTTTTGGTTAATTTTCCCTCACTGTTTTTTGCCTGTTCAATTAAATTGTTTACATAACTGTCAATCAAATCATCTAATACTTTCTTGTATGCTCCTGTTTTTGCAGTTAATTTATCAAGATTTGTAGAAGAAAATAATGAATCCTTTAAGTTATTTGTAGTAAGTGCCTGATTAAAATCATTGTAAATATCAACGATACTGCGTAATTTCTTTTCATAATCATCCAAACCACCAGGTTTGATATCGTCTTTTCTGATTCCACGTAAACCTTCCATAGCAGAAGAAGTAAAAGCAATAATCGTATTCAAACTTTGCAAATAATCATCTTGTGCTGCCGATGACCAATGTTTTGTAGCATTTTCCAAAAATTCTTTATCAGCCACAGCTAAATTATGCAATGCTGCAATTTCTTCATAATAAGAATCAACTAATTTTTGATGGCTTAATAACTTTTTATCAATCTCTTTGGCATTTTCATTTGTTCTGGTTGCAGACAGTTTTTGCATTTCTGCTTCACTTTCAAACACTTTATTAACAGTAGTGCTAAACCAGTTGTACCTTTTTAACAGATCATCCATTGAACCAGAACGATCCATTAACGATTGTTTGATTGCTGCATCAGCCTCTTCAAAATCTTTTCTTCTTTTTGCTGCATTTTCTTCCGCTGCCCGATTAACCATTGTGTTGTAGGCAGAAAATTTTTCACCACCACCAATAGTAGGTTTAGCTTTCATATTTCCACCAAACAAATCTGTAAAGAACGCTCCAGGGTCAGCTAATGTAAAAGCTATTTTTGCTTTCTTTCCCCAACTAACTTTCTTATCTTCTCCTGACACCATATCTTTAATGAAAGCCTCTTCATTTGCTTCCAAAGCTTTTTGTGCAGCAACTAACTCTGCCCGTTTTGAAAGTGCTGTATTATAGGCTTCCAATGCTTCTCTGGCTTTATCTGTTTTTACACTTTCCAGATCGAGCATACCAAAATAAGCCGGTGAAGCATCTTTTAGATTTTCAAGTGCTTCTAACCGCATTTCTTTATTAAGCCGTTCATCTTCTGCAATCTTCATGTAAGCATTAATCTTACTCATTTCACCGGAAATTGCAGTAGCGGCTTCCTGCCTAATATCATTTAATGCTTTTTGTGCGACAGTTAATTCATTTGCCGCTTTAATCATTTTACGAATAATTAAATAAATTCCAACAAGTGCAATAACAACCGGAATTTTTGGAATCATTGCTAATCCATTGGCAAATGCAGCCCAATTTTTTGATGCTATTAACGATTTTTTTCCTGATTCAACTGCTGCTGTTCCTGCGACAACATTAGCTGCTGCAAGTTCTTTCATTTTCTTATTTGCCATATATGCGGAAGCTATTTGTGCTTTATGTGCTTCCCTTATATCCTTATACGTTTTTCCAGTTGAAGCCATGTAAGCAGCATTAGTAAGCACTGCTTTTTCATAGGCTTTAGTTTGAAGTGCTTTTGCAGCAGCAGCAGCTTTAACTGCTTCCGCTTCTAATAAAGCAGCTTTTCTTTGTTTAGATTGAAGTGATAATTCTAATGCTCTTAATCTATTTGTTTCAGTAGTTAATTTAATTTCCGCATTTTTAGCAATCTGTGTTGCTGATATTTTAGCATTGATAGCTTTTCTTTGTGCCTCAGAAACAGCAATTTCTTGTTTTTCTAATAGGATATTTCCTATTGTCATTTGGCGCATTGCCCTTTTTAATTCAAATGCTGCCCTTCTTCTTGTTGTTGTTTTATTGATTTGTTCACCTAATACTTTAGTAGCAATAAGGTTAGATAAAGTTGCACCAGTATTTTTTCCTAAAGCAACATTGGAAGCTATATTTAGTAAGTTTTGTTCTTTTCTTATTACATTAACTGCATTTTGTGTTTTTAATAGTTTTTGATTTGCCAAAACTGATGCCGCAGTAAATGTGTTCATTTTACTTTGAGCGGCTGTCAACTTTGTAATAGCGGCTTCTTTTGCTACCACAGAAGCTGCAACTTTTTCATTTATTTTTGCTATTTTGTCCTGTTGTGTATATACATCTAATTGTGTCATTCCTGCTGATGCTCCAGCTATTAAAGCACCTCTTTTAGCTGTACTTGCTTTTAAATTAGCTGCATTTAATTTTGCATTTGCCGCAATTAATTCCTTAATTCTGGCCTGTCTTTTTCTTAATATAACTTGGTACTGAGCCTCTTCCGCCATTCTTTTATTATGAGCAGCAGTTTGTTCCGCTGCCTGTTTTTGCATCAAAATGCTTTGCTCTAAAGAAAGCTGATTAATAACTCTTTGTTTGCCGGAAACTAATGTGAGTTCACCTAAAAATGAAGTTAATTTTATTCTTGATAAATTTAAAAACAAATGACCTATTGGAATAAGCATCGAACGTATTCCATTTAAAATCATAATAATAGGACCAATAGCAAATACAAATCCGGTGAATTTGACAATTAAATTTTGTACGGAAGGTGATAATGACGTAAACCAATCACCAAGTTGTTTTACGGTATTTCCAAATCCTTCAATTACAGGCAATAGCTGTTTTCCAACTACTGCACCAATATTTTCTAATGTAACTTTTCCTTTCGATAAAGCAACGTTTAATTTAAACCTAAATGTTTCCGAAACCACACTAAACGCCCTGTTTAATGAACCAGATGCGTTAGCAACGGAATCAAATATTTCTTTGTTTTTGTTTAAGTTTTCACCTAAAATATCCACAGCACCGGCAAATGCACGAATATTTGGGAAAACTTTACCCATCATTTCTTCACCAAATTGATTGGTTAAATCTTGAATTTTTAACAACCCAGGCAATAGTCCTTCAAATCTAAAAATGTTTCGCATTTCCTGTGAAGTAGTTCCCATAGATTGCAAAGCATCTTCAACTTGTTTTGTGGGTTTAAGAACGGTAAATAAAATACGCCTCAACTGAGTTGCGGAAGTAGCTGCTGTTGTACCGGTTCTTGTCATTGCAGCAAGCCCCGCACCCACCTGATCATAAGTAACACCTAATTTGGAAGCTACCGGTGTAACAACACCAAATGCTTTTACAAGTTCATTTGCTTCCGCTTTTCCTTCTTTTACAGATTGTACAAGAATATCAGCAGCAGCAGCCGCAGATAGGTTCTCTTTTCCATAAGCGTTCATTGCAGACACCAAAACATCTGCAATATCATGTACTTCACCTAAACCTGCCGCTGCCGCTTTTGCTGACACCCCCATAACTTCCATGGTTTCAGCACCACGGATACCGCCAGTAGTAATAAAATAAAGTGCTTCTGATAATTCTTTCGGACCTTTTCCAGTAGCCATCGAAAGTTGGTTCATTTCTTGTTTCCATTGTGCTGTTTGTTCAACGGCAATACCAACAAGCCCTGTTACTTTGGAAAGGTTAAATTCAACTTCACTAAACACTTTAGTTGCTGCAACACCAAAAAGACCAATAGGAATAGAAACGAACATTGTCATTGTTCGCCCTAAATTAGCAATAGACATACTTGTAATGTCCGCATTTGCTTTCAATGACTGTAACGACATATTTGTCTTATCCAACATCATATTTGTGGACATCAACGACTGGTTCATTCCGTTTGCAGCAACAGAAACAGCCCTTTTCATACGGTACATATCGGATATACCCTTGCTTAAACCAACGGTATTCGCCCCGATCATTACCATCATTGTCGTCACATTCATTTTTTCACATTTTTTTGGTTATGCCTTTTGTTTGTAGTTTCAGCAAAACTTAACAAGAATTGTTTCATTTCTTCCACAGTCTGTTTTGGTTTTTCTTCCGTAACATCCCATTTTATAAGAAAATCACTAACCTCATGAAGTTTTGTTCCTTTTTTGCCATGAATACCTATTGCTAAATTAGAAATCAATGTAGATATGTATGCAAATTGGTAATCCAGTCTGAACATACCTATCGGATCAATTTTACTGTATTCTTCCCATTCAGCTAATTGTGTTGCTGTCAGGTGTTCCAGTAAATAATCAGGATGAAGTATTCCTAATTCTCGACAGAGCCTGAACTGGAACTGTCGTTCTGGTCTGTTTCTGAGTTTTTTAGTATTTCTTCCCTGTCTTTTTCAGTAATGGCATTGATTCTTTGAGCAACATCAACGATTTTTTCCATATTACTGGCACTCATTGACGCGTTCAACAACTTGATGTCACTTTGTTTAAAAACGAGATTTCCAGCTTCATCACAAACCGTAGCAACTGCTAATTTTGCACGAAAATCTTCAAGTGAAGTTTCATACTGCACTGCTCCTTTTGCGTTGGTTTTTTGTTTAAGAATTGATTGTTCCCAATCATCTTTGTCTTTTGCTGTCATTTCACGAACAAACACAAAACCTCTTGAAAGTTCAACTTTCTCAATTTTAAGATCATCTTTTTGAAGAAGGGCTTCCCGATTTAAAAATAAATTTTTCATTTGATTAAACTTTAAATTGTTTATAAAAATGCTTGATTAGCACCATTTTTACGTACCAGAACCAGAACCTGATCCGGCATTTACAGTAACTTTTCCGGCTACTTTGATGGTAACGTTTACACTTACTTTATCATCAACCGGAACTTCCAAAGGTAATTCAGTAACAAGTCCCTCAAATTCAAATGACGTGTTATCAGTATCGGGTAACACTATTTCATAAAACTGAGGATCATTGTTTTCAAAATCACTCTTCATAATGTAGTAGCTTTCAGCAGTAAAGTTCATGGTAAAACTCACTGTTCCACCATCCCTAAAACCTGCTATAAACTCACGATACCCTCCAGTAGAATCCAATGATGTAACATCAATAAAATCCCTTGTCATAGAGGGTCCAGAAATAGAACTAACCTCAGCTAATGGGGTCCACGTACCGGATGCCCATTTCTGAAAAACTGTTCCAAGACCACTAAACGCTTTACTTGCCATATTAATTTCCTCCTTTACAAAAATTAACGTCTGTGAATATCAAAATTAATTACAAATCGAACACTTTGTTCTTTGTCGTAATCCAAAAGCCCTGGACCACTGAAACAAACAAACAAAGCATAAAAAGTATCGTTCCATGTCTCATTTGCCCGGCCATGTAACAGATTCTTTATAGTGCTTATAACCTCCCATCCTTCCAGATAAGAAGTGGATCGTACTCTAATTTGAACACTCGGACATTCATACACTTCATTCTTGTCGTAAGTAAGTTTATGAAACCCCATAGTTTCAAATATAGTTATTGTCTTTGTCGGTGTAGCAGGTTCCTTCCCAATAAAAATAGGGTACAGTTGTATTTCAGAACTGCTCTCATTGGAATAATATTCCAATATCGCTTTTACATCAATAGCAGTTGCGTTCATGATAAAGCCCCATTTATTGCATATTGTTTTACTATTCCAAGCATAGTCTGTTTTTCACGTTTTAACGCTATTTCAAACCATTTAGGACCGGAACCAGGTCGTGTCCAATTAATATCACCATACGCTTCTGGTGTCATTTCATGGACATACCACGCATACGGAGCCCCTCCTTGAGATTCAGGACCCACATTGTACCCAAATAATATTTGTGGGTTGATTGCATTACTTGTTGATGCTTTGGAATACTCGAAAGCATCCCTTAAAGTACCTCCACGATGTTTTAAAGTGCCATTTTTATCATATATATCATTCCCAACAGGAACAACAGGAATAACCGTATTCATACTTTCTTTTAAGTGTTCAACGGCCATTATTAGTCCTTGATAAGTTGCACCCCTTATCTTTTTAACCTGTGCCTCATAACCCTTCATTACATTATTAAAACCAACAATACGCACCCAAAAACCAAATGGGTGTGCATATCTGGACAATGACCCGATATTTCCTGATCCTGGGATAAATAATCCACCAGGCGTTGGTTTCATACTTGGAAATTTACGTGGCATAATTCAAATTATTTACCCTGATCATACAACCAGGCAATTCTTACAAACTCATCTGTTTTTCTAACCATAGGTATTTTATCAAACCTATGTATGATGTACGCACCATGAATATTCATTGGGTTAGATATATCATAACTGCTGTCAAAATCGTTTAATGAACCAAGATACAAATACCCTTGCAAATTAACATCTTGAAGAACTAATACTGATGCTTTTGATAAAATAAGATTGCTCGGAAACCCAGTAGATAACCAACCAATATTAACTTCAGCTTTATCTTCCCAACGACATTTAATTTCAACAGGTGTATCAAAAGTAAAAGCACCAAACCCATCATTTTGTGGATTCCCCCAATAAACGGCTGTTTGCACACAAAACCGTTTAGCTACTTTTTCAATGCCTTTTAATGCCATGATTAATCAAAATTAGGAATTGCTTTTAAATATGCTCTACCTTTTCTTTGAACTAATGCAGCTAATGTTCCTGTTGTGTCGAGCATTACTGCCATTTGTCCATGAGAAGTACCGTCCAATCCTCTTCCCCAATCACCAGCGAACTTTATGTAGGCTCCACCAGCACCTTCTTCTTTAGACAATCTTTCTCTTGAAGATACCACCATATGGGCAGCAACCCAACGTTCTATTTCAGTAAGCAATGAAAGATCAGTTATTTTCGTACTTAATTGTGCTGTAACAAAAACACTTGCACTTTCAATGATGCTTTCAATGATGCTTTCATTTAATGTGGTGTCATCCAGTATTTCTATTACTTTTTCAACTGTTGTTCTCATTTTATTTCCTCCCTACTTTTAGTTAACAAAGGATCAATTACTGATGGTATCCTGTTATTCCATTTTAAACCAAGCCAATCAACTAATTCAAACATTTGTGTGTAATCACCAGTTACCATTCTTTCCGGCCAAACAATTTTGCAATTTACACCGGCATTAATCATTTCAATAAAACGTTCTTCATATCTGCGAACCCACCAAATCCACCCTTCTTCCTCTTTTGTTAGATTTAATTTTTTTAAATTGTCTTCATTTTTAAATGTTTTCATGTACCCAGTTTGAACACATGACCGAACAATATCACCTGTTCTTCTACGAACAATAATCCATTTAGCATTTGGAAAAGCATAAGCGTACAACGGCCACAATCTGGCAATAGAGGAATGTTTAACCATCCAATAAGTATCTGTCATTTGTGCTACACGAACACCATCAATAAAATTGTGCCAGTTAACAGGAATAGTAAGTTCATCTATATTAGGAAATAAAAATAAATGTTTGTCAAGCAACTTCATGTTTTGTTCAACAATTATTCTGTTTTCATACATTCCATTGCTTATACCATGCTGAACACCACACATATTTAATATTTTTGCAATAAATGTAGAACCAGACCGTTCCGCTCCAGTTATAAATATTGGCTGATATGTTTTGTTACCGTTCATGCGTAATATAAATAATCAGTTCCTATCAATTTTTTTAAATCCAACAATGCTTTTAAACGATTAGTATGCTTTGGTCCTGCCATAGTGTGCCCTACACCTATGCCACTTCTACCATTCATTCCTTTCATTCCGATTGCGTAAACAGCTTCATCAACAAATACATTTAATTTTTTATTCTCCCTCTCCATTATTTTCCAAAATGACATATCAATAAATTTAGCATTTGTTTGTACAGCTTGTTCAAATAAAGGCAGCATAGAATAAGAGAACACAGTTTGAAATAAACTACCGTGTCGTGTATTGTGGTTTTTGTATGTTACGAAATTATTGATATTAAAATAAATTGTGTTTGCTTGTGCCGCTGCATCAAACCCATCAACTTTATTTAACATTACTTCTATGTATTCAGGGACATAATAATCATCATCCTCAATAATAAAAATATCAGTAATGTTTTTTTGTTTTTTAATAAATGTGATAGCCGTGTACAAATTTCTTGATTGCGTATTTTGTCCTTCACTCCATACAGGCGTAGGATAAAGTTTAACAATTTCCCAATTACTACGAAAATCATTTTTAATAAAATTAATAGTAACAGGTCTACAATCATCAACAATCACCCACAAAACATCACCCGTGTAGGTTTGTCTTTTCATCCATTCAGCACAAAAACGCATCTGTTTTGGACGACCTCCTGTTGGTGTTATTAATGCAATCATAGTATTAAATCAATAAAAGATGTTGTTCGTATGTCAATTAATTCTTCTTTACTCCACAACCAATTTTTTTCACTGCCAGGTTTATAGTGAATACCATGCCCACGATGTTCCCCTAAATCCCATGCTTTTTTTCTTCTTTGATATGTTTCATTTCTTTCTTTTTTTGGTTTACAATTCCCGTAATTAATAAGAACCCCATTGCTTTTGTGTACTTTTTCATTTTTTATTTTAATTCCATCCGGAATAAATTCAAAATATTTTGGATCAAACTTTGCAATCATTTTTAATGTATTTCCTTCTTTCATGTGAAAGAAATGTTTATGTAATGGAAGAATTAGCTCTTCACCAGTATTGCACGCTGTAAAATGATTTACCTCTATTACATTGCACTTTTGTTTTTCTGCTTTTTCAATTTCTTCTTTTATAGTCCCATTAAAAAAATAACGTATGTCAATTCCAACGTAAACAACCCAATCCGGATGAATTGCGTGTACATTTTTTGTTAATTCCTCATTAAGTTTTGTTAACAAAAATGAATCATTAGTGTCAACACGAACAGTAGGAACATTGTTTGCTTTTAACCATTCATAAGTACCATCAGTAGAGAAATTATCAATAATAAACAAAGAACATCCTTGTTTTCGGTAATACTTAACCATATCAGCAATATATGGTCTTTCATTGTACGCAAATCCAGCAACTAATATATTCATAATTGTAATGCTTCCTTTAAAGTGATTTTCGGAAATTGTTTTATTTTACTGTTCGGGCTTACGTTGTACACTTCAACCCCTAATTTAGTTAAATCCTGTGCTATTGTTGAAAATCCTTCTAAATGTTTATTGTAAGGTGGCTCTTTCATTACCCCATTTACTATTTTTCTCTTGTACTTGTTGTGCCAGTGAGAACCAACAGGAGCAGAAACCATATCAAACCCAAGTAAAAATATTCTCTTTGCTCCAGCATGAACAGCAACACTTATAGCAGCGGCTCCACTATTTCCATTCCAACTAACACAATTAGGAATAGGGCTTATTCCAAAAGATTTTGGGTGCATAGCAAGATGCTTAACCCATGGAACATTAACGGTGTTTGAAGCACATGACACCACTAATTTAGGGTAATGGTACAACCCTTCTTCATATTTTGAAAAAAACGTACTATCACCTAAAAAGATTATATCAAACCAATCAGCAATCATAAAAGCAAGGTTAATGCCGATTATGTGTTTGTAAAAAATAGGATGAAGATACTCAGCATAAGAAGAAATTGGAACAGTGCCTTTCAATACTTGTTCGGTAATTTCGTTAGGGATACCAAATTCAGTGGTAATTGATGGACCGCCTCCTATAATCCACACATCACCACCTTTCCATATTTTAGGCACTGACCATTTCATAACAATTCTTTTAGAATTTTTTCTGCTTCTTCTTTCTCCATAGGAGTTTCATTCAATACTCGATTATGGATGTCAAGAATATTCCAAAGACCTTCATCATTTTGTTCCAAATGAAATTCCATTTTTTTAATTTGTGGAATATCCACCCCTTTTACTTCGGGTTCTACTTCTTCCAATGAGTCCAAAAAAGCAGTAGGTATTTCACTACGGTAGGCTTCAAATATTTGTCCAGGTTTAATGTACCTGTTTTTCCACAAAAATGCACCTTTTCCTATCTTTTTCCATTTTCCAGGTGTAGGTACAACTTCTGTGGTTTCTTTCTCCTGAACAACAATTTCTTCTTCAACAGGTAAATCAAAGGCTTTTTCTGTCTGTTCTTCAACCATTTGTTTTTCCTGATATTCTTGAATCTCTTGTTCAAGTTCTTCAACAGTTTTCTTTCTTTCTCTTTTTCCCATTTTGATTAAGTGTTAAATTAAAAAATACACTTGATTAGTGTTTTATAATTTATGATCCGGAAGCAGCCATGTGGACAATACCACACCGGCCATTCTGATCTGAACGAATCTGCGGAACCTGAATGGTAAGAACTTTGTATTTGTTTACAAATCTTCCTTCGGTCTGCCATTCAACATTCTGCAAACCAATACCGTTGATCAACCTTACAGTTGATGTTTTCATTTCAATCAACAGTATGTTGTCATTTGCAAGGTGGTCAGCGACTTTGATTTCATTTACACCAGCAATTTTCAGAATCCTTTCACGGATAGTTGTTCCCGGAGTTGTCATATCGTAATCGGCATCAATTACAGTTTCGTAATTGGTCGGGAGATACAACGTCCAAGGACCATAATGGTAATCATTAATGCTCATCTGTTTTGCGTTTAGAACATCCTGCACCATCTGTTTTCCAGTTTTGGTAGAATGTGTCCATGCTACAATAGGCAATTGATTTCTGTCCGGAAAGTTTACATAGCTGTAAATAGTATTTCTGGACCGGGAATCTGTTTCACCATAACTGTAAGTTACATTGGTAAACAACATATCTTCCAGTTTTTCAGCAACCCTACGGGCAGCATTTTCAGCAGAAGTGGTGTCTAACGGGTTCCCCATGTTACGACTGGCAGCCAATACCCTCGAATTGATCTCATAATCAACATGAATTATGGGGATCGGTATGTAATTGTGCTGGAATGTCGGCCTGTCATTCTTTCCACGGGTAACACCGTCCATAGTAATAACAGCCTCCATTGAATCACCTACATCATGCCATTCCAGTATGGTTGTTCCCATTGCGTTACCAAGATTGTACACAAGACCTTTAGAAATAAGGTCATTGATACCGGTAAGCCTTTCACGGGCAACCATCATTACAGCATCATCCAAAGATTTCCACTCATCCCTGCGAAGGGTAGCAGCATTGGTGTTGATTGTCACATAGTTTTCCACTTTCTTAGGATCACCTCCTTTAAAAATAGTAACATAACTGGCTAATTTTCCAGTTTTCGGGTCCCTGTCAATAAAAGGACGCATTGCCCCAATATTCAACCGACCATTGTTCACCAGTGATTCAGCAACTTCACCTGTACCACCGTTTAATCCCAAAATATCAACATTAACATTCATATTTTTGTCCTCCTTTCTTAAATTATACGTACTGCAATACGTGGACTGGGATCTTCACCGGCAGAACCACTCATATCCAATGCCTCAACTGCGACACCTACAATCTGGTTAACCAGATAATCACCAGTAGAATCGGCAACGTGTTTTTGAAGAGTACCATCACCAGCACTTTCAAGGAAATCACCAACAACCACATTCTGGCCGTCCTTCAGAATAGCATTAACAATGTCGCCACGATATGGAATCCATACCTGAACTTTGTCATTTGCACCATAATTGTCCGAAATACTCTTTCCCTGTAATTCATCTTCAAGCGCAAACATTGGCAGAGCATTTCCGCTTGCCGTACCATGAGCCCGTATTTTTCCAGTAGAAAGCAGTTCAACCAGATGCCCAGGAGTAATTGTAGCGTGTGCAACCAATTCCTCAATAACATCTGAATACTTTTTCAGCTTGATTGTTTTCTTTGTAATCATAATTTGTATTCCTCCTTTCAAATTTATTTGTCACTTTCAGTACCAAAATTTGGCAACATTGGAGCAATAACTGTTCCGTCGGATGATTTATATGAGGACACCCCTTGTACAGAGAAATCCCCACTTTTGATAACAGACTTTTCAAGTTTTTGCAATGTTTCCAAAGACATAGCATTTAGTTCATCCTCAGACCATGTACCTTCATCAGTATTGGCAATGATATTTGTGTTAATACCATTTCTCATTTCTTTGTAGGCATTAAGTCCGGTTTCAACTTGTGCTTTAATAGATTCAGGCAATTTGGACGTATAGTCCTCAATGCTCTTTGCATTTGTGTTAATCACTTTCCACGCATCTTCAAGTGAAGGGGCAGACGTATTTGCTTGCATTACTTTTGGAATAAGTTTATCCAACTTATCCTCAGTTAATGCACCAAGCCAATCCCTGTCACTTTCATCAAAATGTGTGGAGGTATGAGCAATTAACGCATTTACTTTTTCTGGACATTTTTCACACATTTTAACCTCCTTTTTGATATTAATAATCGGATATTCAATTTTACGAGCAACTTTAACAGGATCATTCATAAATGAAACAACCCCATCAACAATAGAGTAAGATTCTTTCCATAAATCATTTGATGTCTCAGAGTAAACCCCTTCACTTGTTTCTTGTCTTACCCTTTTTCGGTATATCACATATCCTGAAAAAACATCTTCAAGATAATAATATTCCAAATTAGAATCCCTCGTGTACAAGGCTTCTCGAACTTTATCCACAGTTTCCATTAAACCAGTAGAATTACCGGTAAATGAAATAACTGTATGATTTTTTGCACTTACTTCTTTTAATAGATCATGGTTAATTTCAATCACATTTGTACCTCCTTTCTTATTTACTCGCAAACCACAACCATCATTTACAGAACACGCACCAGTTTGTCCGGGCAAAAGAGCCAAATGATCCGGTCTTAAATTTCTGGCAATAGCAACGTATTGTTCATTATTGTATTCTCCTTCTTCTGTATCTTCTTCACTAAAAACACCTACACTAACTTCCATTACCTCTCCTGCTTGTATTTTTGCCAAACTTTCAGGACTTTTTGCTGCAAGAGCCTGTATATCAAACCAGGCTTCCGCTTTTAACTTAGAGCCATCCATTTGTGTATTAAACACACGGCCAATATAGTATTGAGTTAATGTTTGTGGTGAGTTTGCAGAGATAAACACATTTTCATTTTGTGGGTGTTGTAGGGTTATTGGTATTCCGTTCCACGCTTCTACAACTCTTCCAAGTTCTTCCGCTAAATGAAGTAATGGACCACGACTGCCACTATGAACACCTTCCACCATCATAACAACAGGCACAACCATATACTGTTTGCCTTCAAATTCAGTTTGAATAGGAATATATGATTCTTGCGATATTCCGTACGTTTTAATCACCTTTGTTTCCATATTCACTAATTTAGTACAAATATACAAAATTTTAATTATCTATTAACAATTCGTATAGGAAGAATTATACATCTGCATTGAGGATGCACAGGTATAAGCCCTTCCGCTTCATCAAGTGTGTACACATTGCCTTCCATAGAAGCACACACAATACAAACTCTCTCATCTCCAGCGGTTTGAAACTCTGCTAAAACAGTTACACCCTGAACACCCCATCTTCTATACTCCTGAACCATTGCAAGGTGGTGTGCCCTTACTATTTCAGTACGTGCTAAAATCTCAGCCCTTCTTCTGGCAGGAATAAATCTGCCAAGTTTATCATACATTCCAAGTTCACCCGCACCTGTACCATTTATTGCCGCCACTAATTTATCAGCAATGGTTGCATAACTTTCACCGGCAATAAATCCATCTGAAAGAACACGCACTATTATTTGTTTCATACTGGAAGTAATTCCTTTTAAATCTTCCAATACTCGCAGATACATTAATTCTATTGTGTTTAAATGCGGTGATGGAAGCAATGTAAGTTCGATTCCACCTATTTCTGCCACAGAAGGTACTTTGTACCCTGCTTTACGCATTTCTGCTAATGAACGCAGTAATCCACGTTTGTACGCATCTGATATGTATTTATTAGGCCAGTTAGTTAAAAGACCTGTTTCAATCTGTTGTTCCAACCAATACGTGAATTCATTTAATTTAGTTGGGTCAAGTGAAAATTGGTATGGTTCGGCATAAACAGAAACACCAGATTCAACAAAAAACAAATCTTTTACTTTTTTAAGTAGTTTCTTTGTTAATTCATCAAATCTGCGATTACTTTCACGAACCATTGTGTTCCGTAACACAGTAGTTCGTGTTGGATCAGTGCGATAGACACCTAATCCAGCATTAACAACTATATTATTTGTACATAAATTGCACATTATTTATGATTTCTAATTTCATACAATATCTTGTCCAGCTTATCATTCAGGGCTTTATAATCATCCCGACTTTCTTGATGTAGGCGTTCAATACTTTTAATATTTTCTTGTCTGCCTTTTTCAAGCTGTTCAATCCGTATCTCTGCCTGTGCTATTCGCACATTTAAAGACACCCATACAGTAATCAATGCTCCCGCAATTCCCATCACAGCCAATATCTGGCCGAATGTGAGACCGAATTTAGTAGTTTCTGTCAACGCCATGTTTTTGGTTTTATTTTACTATTTTACATATTATTTAGTTTCAAATTGTTCCCAAGGTGAACCTATTTCAGTTTTGCCTTTTCAGCCGCTTTCAGACTTGATTTGTTCTTTTCCGTTACCACAACATCATCCGGTGCTTCAATCCGAAGGTTATATTTTGCCTCCTTGACAGCTATCAGTTTGCCGTTTCGCTCAATGACGGCACATTTGTTTTTTGCTACTTTCACTTTTTTCATTACTCACAAGTGATTAATATGTTTCCGTCTGAAATTAACTGTTCAACCTCCTTGTCGGTTGCGCTTGTTCTCTTGCCGTCCGTAAGGTCAGCAACATAATTGATAATATTCCCGGCCAGCTTGCGGATGTTTGTATCTGCGTCTGTTGTTTGCGCCTTCACCCTGTCAGATTCCTTGATGAATGATTCATCAAGGAGTATCCCTGCTGATTTGATTTTGGGCAGGTTTTCCGGGTAGGTCTTGACTATTTCAATAGCAGGTTTCCCCTCCACTTC